AAACAAAGATAGTTCTTCTTCAGTTTTATTTTGGTCTTTTTTGGCCATTCCCTATTTTCCTTTTCTTCTATTTAGGAAAATTAGGGTTTTAGCAGCCTTTATTTCACCACCAATCAGGTGTATTTCTATTAGTCCAAGCCATTTTAAAGGTTTTGGCGTGGTAATATGTGCGATAAGCCTGGACTGTATCTTCTTGTTTACATTCTTCAAACATTGCTTGACGAAATGGTGTCATCTTACAATGAGGTATATTCTTAGGCAACTGAAGTAAAGCACCTCTCAACAGATAATCAGTCTTATGCACTTTCTTATAACGATGTACGTATTCATCACAAAGAGCATTAAATAAATCCCAGTGCCAATTGTAATTCTCGTTTGATTCCATTGTCCATATAGTACAAGGATGTTTAGCATGAACTGCTTTATATAGTTTATCTTCTCTTTCGTCGGTAAGTTCATAATGCCATTGCATCGTCTTACCAGATTTAGACGGTTTCTTTACCGGTGTACCGTCTAAAATACGATGAGCGGTTGAAAGCATTTGGGCTGATTCAACAATCATCTTAACCACATGTTTATCACAATGTTCTTCAGCGGCTTTTTTAGGATTCTTGTCTAGTACAAATATATTCATTTTTAACCGTTAATATGGTTTTTAAGTTCAATAATGAGAGTAGCTTTTTTCTTACGTCTATCGAGTTCAATACCAACAGTGCGACCATATTCTTCTAATTGATTTTTAGTCATCTTATTCAGATTAGGCGTCTTTTGGTGTTCTGTGCCGACGTGGGTCATACTTTCAGCTGGTGTTTCATCTGGTATGTTGTGTAATGAAGTACCCAATGCATCTACGTCACCGAGTAGTTTATCTGTGGTTGCTTTGAACCAATTTACTAATTTATTAATCATTTTATTTTGAGGTTTGGAAAAGCTTCTTTCATAAGCTCTTTGGTGAATGTTGGAAAAAGAGTAGCAAGATTTCTATCTTTCAAACATAATAGAATTTTAGCATCGCCTTCATGTACTTCATTAAGCAGTTCAGTATAGATACGTTCTCTTTCCCATTGATGTCTGCTCATTTCCATGCTTTGAAGTAGTTTCATAAAATGTTTCTTTTGAAGGGCTGGGCCATCTTCTTTAAACTCTACACCAGGTGGTTCACCTTCTGGCATCTTTAATACATTACTTTTTGCATAACAACCTTGAATTAGTGACAAGGTTATTGTATCTTTTATTTCTTTTAGCTGGTCAACTTTGCGCTTATGTTGTTTCAGCTTATCTATCTTTTCTAATTTTTCGTATATACTCATATTACCTCCTATGAAAATCACCTACTGATTCGATTAGATTATTCAATCTATTGACAATCAAATAATTCAATACTTTCATGTTAGGTGTTGATTTAATATTATTATAATTGTTTAAAATTCTTTCTTTGATTTCACTTGGTATCTGTTCTAGGTCAATCACTTTACTGTTACGTTGCCAATTGCGATATGCTTGAGATGGCATTATAGATTCTAGATTATCAGATTCTAACCATGTGTCAATCTTCTTTTTAGATAGTGGTGATTGTCTTTTGTCGTCACTACATAAAGAGTCATCATCTGATAAAACATTTGGAACTCCATCTCCACTGTCACCTCTCATAATGTGCTCTTGTAAATATCTAACAGGGTCTTTATCTTCAAGTAATTTACGAGTCAAAGGACTGTATTGTTTTACATTAGAATACTTCTGCAATTGAATAAAGTCTTTATCTGCAGAGATAATCATTACCGGTTCATGTTTACCAAACTCTTGTGTTTCTTGAACTATGGCCGCGATAATATCATCTGCTTCTACTCCATATTCGTGAACTACATCAAATGGTAAGTTCTCTGCGATTTCATTCCTAATCTTTGTAAAGGTTTGAAAGATTGAATCCCAATCTTTTGTATCTTCTTCTCTGCCTTTCTTGCGATTAGCTTTATACTGGGGAAAATAATCTTTTCTCCACGAGCCACCGTCTGCACATATAACCATCTTACCATATTGGTCACGGTACTTTTCATTATGCATACGTAGCGAATTTAAAATAAAATGACGAATGAGTGCTTCATCTTCACCGCCACCTCTGGCGAATAGAGCTCCCATCGCAATACCTGAATAATCTACTAATATCATTATATACTATACTATATTATTTTAGTAAAATGTCAACCGTTTTTCTTGAGAATATGCTTTCGGTGTATCTTTCCACCAATAAAGGCATTGTAGTATTCATCTGGTTTTAAAAGAACTTCTCTATCAAACTGTTCTTTCATTTCATAGTAAGTCATTTCACCCAATGTCTTACACAATCTAATTATCTTTCTTTGAAAGCGATCTGGCCCACTTGATTCAACCAATTGTTTTACCTCGTCACTAGAACCGTGATATAGTTTCCAATCTGATTCTTTGACAGACCTTCTCTTATTCTTACGACCTTTCAACGGAGGTCTTGTCACTTTAGACCAGAACTTCTTTTTACCAATATACTTCATATTGTTTTCAGTATCGGTTATCTCATATACGAAACCGATATTGTCCTCAATCATTTCTGAAGTAAACTGTGTATTATTATATAACCAATCAGTCATCTTTTGTTTTCCAAAAGTACTCATCAGTGTCACCTAAACGATACTCATATCCATTCTCCACCTGATAGAATTTTGTGCTAACTTTAAAGTCTGGCATCTTTGGTTCATTTGGTGTAAGAGAATTGTCATATACTCTCATTCTATTATTCGGGTACAATGCATATTGTCCATTCTCTAGTTCAAGGCAATTAAAAGACTTATGTTCTTCTGGTATTTCTGCGGTTGAATAATCAATCCTGTCGGGGTCGGGGTGATAGTTATCAAGCGTAAACATATAAGTTCCTTTTAATATTTGATGACTTCTTGTAAATACTTCGAAGTCCATTGAACCTATAAACTGTTTATATATTGCCATCACTCCATAATCCATACAATTCCAAAATTGTAAGTCTTGTAGTTCTAAATCAGGGTCAGGCGTTTCTGGTGATGAAACAAAAGCAGAAATAGGTAACTTATCATATAAGGCACCGTATTCTGGCAGATATGTTTCAAAGTAGAAAGCTCTGCCGGGTAATGATTTAGCACTAACCCAATGACCTTCTACAAACTCTCCATGGCCTTCTTTACCATCATGTAGATATTCTTTTCTAACGTATACTTTAGCGTTTGGTAGATTACAAATTAATTCACTCATAAAATTATTTATACAACTTACCGAAGTGATTATTAAAATCATTTATCACATCGGTGTATGGTTTATCTTGTAAAAAGATTTTCTCGACCTCTGCATGCTCATAGTCATCTAGAGGCCAAATATAGTATAAGTCTTTAGAAAAGTGTATCAACGTTTTCGGCTTTTGGCCTGGTGATGCTGACATTCTTCTAATACTTACACTCATTCTATTTCAATACTATCACTGCCGCAGAATGGACAAAACTCTGGGTATAGGTCAAATTCTCCTGGCTCATCTAAATCAGAAATAAGCATCTTATCACATCTTATATCGAATGTGATGTCGCATTTTTGGCAATATACTTCTACTTCGTCTTCCATTATCCCTCACAGCTTGAACAGGTTAATAAGTTTCTACTCAATTCTTGAGCAGGGTTCGTTCCTCTGTGATAGTACAAAGTCTTGACACCCAATTCCCAAGCCTCAATCAATAGCTTATTTATATCGCGAGGCGGTGTTGAAGGGTGAATCATAAGATTTAAACTTTGAGATTGGTCAATATATTTTTGACGAGAAGAGGCTTGGATTATGATATCCTTTTGAGATATTTCACCAAAAGTTTTAAAGACTGCTTTTTCTTCATCTGATAAGAACATCAGGTGTTGAACAGAACCACCAGTAACAAGAATAGATTTCCATACCTCTTTGTTATCATTACCCTTTTCTTGTAGTAGTTGTTTTAGATAAGGATTCTTATATGTGAACTTACCTTTTGCCAAGTCTTTTACGAAATAATTACTATTCAATGGTTCAATGCTTGGTGACACCTGTCCTAGAATAAATGAACTTGATGTAGTCGGTGCGATAGCCATTGTGGTTACGTTTCTCATTCCATAACCTTTTAATAATTCTGGCTCACCATATTTACCTGCCATTTCTTTTGATGCAGCAATTGACTTTTCTTGAATTAATTTATGAATCTGTATATTGACCATATTGGCTTGTAAAGATTCAAACGGTATCATTTTAGATTGTAGATAAGAATGCCAACCTAGTACTCCGATTCCTAATGCTCTTTGAGTCTCAGCAAACTTAACTGTTCTTTTCATAAATGGAACTTCTTTTGCTTTCTCAATAAATTCAGTCATTACAGAATCTAAGAAGTATGTTAATGTTTCAACAGCATCTGTATCTTTCCATTCGTCATAATGTAATAAATTCATTGAAGATAAATCACATACGAATGATTCACCTTTGTCTGTGGCTAGCGCAATCTCACTACATAAGTTGGATGCCCAAATGGTTTTCTTCTTATCCTTATAAACCTTTGGTTTATTCTTATTCATAGTATCACTAAACATAATGTATGGATAACCAGATTCAAATCGTTTCTTAATTATCTTGCCCCATATCTTACGCTTATCTTTATCACCATCAATCATTGCTTGCATCCATTTGTCACTTACAGTAACACCGAATGACATACTTTGGATTGGGTGACCTTCATTTCTAATTGCTAAGAACTCATCAATATCGTTATGTTCTACATCCAGGTAACCAGCAAAAGAACCTCTACGGACATTTGATTGAGATACTACATTAGTAACTGTTTCAAACAATTCCATAAAGTGAACTGGGCCAGAAGACTTACCACCTGATTTAATTTCAGAACCTCTTGAACGAAGATGGCCAAAGTAAGCAGATGTACCTCCACCTAGTTTTGACATCATACCAACTTCAGAAACCGTATACAAGATTTCTTCCATTGTGTCATCAATGAAAGAGCCAAAACATGATATAGGTAAACCTCTATCTTTTCCAAAGTTAGCCCATATAGGTGAGGCAAGTGAGTACCAACCTCTAGACATATAGTCTTCAAACTTCTTTGCAAAGCCTTTTACATTTAATCGTTTCTCAGCTGATTTGGCAATAA